TTACCGAGTGACGATTGGGGCGAAGAGGTTGATTCTGTCAAAGTAAGAGCGTATTATTGAGGGTAACATGGCTGATTCTGTAGTAAAAAATGCAAACAAAGAACAATATGACGAAGATGCTATCTTTGATCGTTTATTAGATCAAACATTTGAACCTGAGGTTGTAGATTTACGCGAAGAACAGTATGAGGGTATGGCACCGCCTCTATTTGACGTTGATGTGCGTGATATTACCTACGAAGCCCCGACAGAACTTCCAATGGAATCAGAAGGTATTCGTTCTATAGGCTTAGAAATGGGTGGTAACGCGGGCATTGAGACTTTAAAACAAACAACCATACAGCTACAAGAGATACCGCCTGACAGGAACATGACTGTCCTACAAAGAATGATGAGACAAGCAGGGGCCCCGGCCCAGGACCCACGGCTCTTGGCTCAAGTGTCACAAGTTTTAGGAAGAGATGTCTGAACAAAGTTATAGAGACGTTCTTTCCCGATTAGAGGCAAAGGACAAGAAACCTATGACAACAGAGGAGGCGTATGACGCCCTGTCTTTTTTACCTGGAACAGGTGATGTTATAGGTGCCTACGAAGCACCCGCTATAATACAGGCTGGTGTTGATAAGATGGGTGAAGATAGTTTAATAGAAAAAGCAAAAGGTGTAGGCATAGCGACATTAGGGGGTATGGGATTTTTACCTGTCGTTGGGGGCCCTGCAAGAAAAGCAGCAAAAATTTTTAGCAAAATAGACACACCTGTTTATCATTTTTCTAAAAACACGGACCCCGGTTTTACTAAGTTTGATACAAAGAAATTGTCTTGGTTTGACTTAGGGCCTCATGTTGGATCAACACCAAAAGCAGCACAAGACAGGTTTTTAGATGAAACTTTTGGAGTGGGTGCTCGATTACAAATTAGAAAAAAAATGCAAGAGTTGGATGTAGGTAGGGACGAAGCTATTGATAATATGCTTAGATCAGGTGAATTAGAAGTTCCGCTTGTAACTGGAAATGTAGGCTATAATAAATTTAATATGCCACGACCTAGAAAAACATTAGGCGGCTCAATACCTTTAAAGGCTGATTTAAGTAAACCTCTTCTAAATCCTGACACAAAAAAACCTTTCACTGAAAATCAATTAATGGAGTTTCAGGCAGAAAAATATAGCGAGGCAAGAGGAAAGAACTTTACGGCAGATGATATTTTATCAGAAGACCCAGATGTAGATATTGCAGACGTTAAAATGTTTATGAGAAAGTTTGCTAAAGATTTAGCTGAAGAGGGGTATACACATATTCCTTATTTAAATGCTGTAGAGGATACAAAAAATCTTTCATATATTATGCTGGTAGACAGACCTAAGGGTAGCACAAAGGTATTGCAAAGCCCGTTTGCTAAAAAGGATGCAGCAGATGCTGACGATCCAGACTTTATGAAGGCTAAAGGCGGTGTGGTTGAAATGAAAGATAAAGCTGTTAATATGTACAGAGGTACACAAGGTATTGAACCTTTTATCAAATATATGGTATAGTTCTCGGAAGGAGACTTAGATGGCAGATAAACCAAGCATGGTGGACAAAGTTCCAACTCAACTTGATGAAGAAGAACTCAAAGCTGAAATGGATGTTGAAATCCCTGAAGCGATGGACATTGAAGAAACACCAGAAAACGTAGAGATCGTGGAAGAAGAAGATGGCAGTGTAGTTGTTGATTTTGACCCTCGTGAGGATAAAGGCCTGGACGGTGACTTTTATGCAAACTTAGCAGAGGATATGTCCGATGATGAGCTTGGTCGTTTGTCAAGTGAGTTGAGCGGTGAGTTTGAGGAAAACAAAAATAGTAGACAGGAGTGGGAAGATGCCTTTGCCAATGGTCTTGAGTTACTTGGATTTAGCTACGAAGAAAGATCACAACCCTTTAGGGGTGCCAGCGGAGTTACGCACCCATTACTTGCAGAGTCCGCTACACAATTCCAAGCACAAGCTTTCAATGAGCTCCTTCCACCGGGCGGTCCAGTTAGAACTTTTGTTATGGGATCAAGCACTCCAGAAAAAGAAGACCAAGCCCAAAGAGTAAAAGAGTTTATGAATTATTACATAACTTCGGTTATGGAGGAATACACACCTGAATTTGATCAAATGCTGTTCTATTTGCCACTTGCAGGATCAACATTCAAAAAAGTTTACTATGATGAGAACTTAGATAGAGCTGTCAGCAAGTTTATACCAGCTGAAGATTTAGTTGTGCCCTACAGCACATCTGATCTTGAGACCTGTCCTAATATTACTCATGTTGTTAAAATGAGCCTAAACGACCTTAGAAAGAGGCAATTATCGGGGTTTTACAGAGATATACCTGTTATACCAGCACAAGGCGATAGTTCTTCTGTCAAAGAGGAGCTGGAGCGTATAGATGGTATGTATCCATCTAATGTTGATTATGATTGTACTTTACTTGAGTGTCATGTGGATTTAGATCTTGAAGGGTTTGAAGAAGAGGACGAAGAGGGTGAAGCAACGGGTATTAAGGTACCTTACGTTGTAACGATTTCTCAGGATAATGGTCAGATACTGTCAATACGAAGGAATTACAAAGAAGACGATGAGAAAAAGAAAAAGATACAATATTTTGTACATTACAAGTTTTTACCGGGGTTCGGGTTCTACGGACTAGGGTTGATACATACCATAGGCGGACTATCAAGAACAGCGACAGCTGCATTAAGACAATTAATAGATGCAGGTACACTATCGAACTTACCAGCAGGATTTAAAGCCCGCGGCCTACGGATCAGGGATGATGACGAGCCGTTACAACCCGGAGAGTTTAGAGACGTTGATGCACCGGGCGGAGACATTAAAGCCAGTCTTATGTCTTTACCATTCAAGGGTCCAGACCAGACATTGATGGCACTCTTAGGTTTTGTAGTTGACGCTGGACGGCGATTCGCAACGATTACAGATATGAAAGTAGGCGATGGTAATCAGCAGGCTGCGGTCGGTACTACGATTGCTATGTTGGAACAAGGCTCACGGGTCATGTCAGCTGTGCACAAAAGATTGCACTATGCGATGAAGTTAGAGTTTAAGTTACTTTCTAACGTCATGGCTGAGTTTTTGCCTGACAGTTATCCTTATACGATTGCGGGTGTAGATAGTTCTGTAAAGTCAGAGGACTTTGATGAGAGGGTAGATGTCCTACCTGTATCTAATCCTAACATTTTTTCACAGGCTCAAAGGATAGCGTTGGCACAGACCAAGATGCAGATGGCTACGGCGGCACCTGATATGCACAATATGTACGAAGTGTTTAGAGATATGTATGAAGCCTTAGGTGTGAGAGATATAGACAGGATACTGAAAAGAACACCTGAGCCAGAGCCAGAGCCGAAAGACCCTGCTTCAGAGAACATAGATACATTGGATATGATGCCTTTGATTGCTTTTGAGGGACAGGATCACGAAGCTCACATTATGTCACATATGGTTTTTGGTTCTACACCAATAGTAGCACAACAGCCACAGATGGCAGTGGCTTTACAGAAGCATATTATGGATCATGTAAGAATAAGTGCTAGAGAGAAAGCTGCTGTTGCCATGCTTCAGTCCAGTGGAGGTCAGGCGTTATCAGAAGAACAGATGCTAGATGTAGAGGCAAAGACAGCTCAGTTTGTAGCTGAGGGCATGACAGCCTTGAAACAATTGAGTGCACAACTCTCAGGCCAAGGCCCTGATCCACTAGTTCAGTTAAAAGAAAAAGAGCTACAGGTTAGAGCACAGGCTGAGGAGAACGACGCACAGATTGATAGAGCTAAACTAGGCCTGGAACAGCAGAAGGTAGAGCAAAGAGACGCACAGTTTGATAAACGACTTGATAGTCAAGAAAGACAGACTGCTGCTAGAATAAACGCAGCTGAAAGGCGTGAAATGATGAAACAACAAAAAGGAGGTCAGTAATGGCAAAAGGTGAAGGTAAATCAGAATCAGAATTAAGAAAAGAATTTTTTGATGGTCCAGCTTCAGACACCATGAGCTTTGAGCAGTTTTTAATACAGCAAGGGCGTGGCGATCTGGTTAAGCCAATGAAGATGGCAGGCGGCGGGGCAGTCGAACTTGTTCGTGGTGATCCAAACTATTATAAAGACTTGTTATGAGTAATGAAGAATGGGTTTATCTTATTCTAGGTTTTTGGAGCTATAGCTTTTTAGCAGGGTTTTATTTTGGTTGATAGACAAAAAAAACTACAGAAACAATCTATTTATGCTGAGTATGACGAAGATGGTGATGGCATAGTTTCTGACGAAGAGTTAAGTCATGTTGCCGATATTAAAAAACTTGAACACGATCTTAGGAAGCAGAGAGCTCAAAGGCGGATGGCAACTGCCAGTCTGGTTGCTATGGCTGCTTTTACTGCTGCAATGTTCTTTGTCGATCTCGAAAGAGTTAAAGCACTTGCCGATATTAGTAATCTTTTCTATCTCACTGGTGGTGGCATTGTGTCTGTATATATGGGTGCATCGGCTATAATGAATAGAAACGGAAAATGAAGCCTGCCTTTCTGCTCATGTGTTATTTGGCGGGCAATCCAGCGGGCACCTTGCATTTTCAATCAGTTAAGACAGCAGATTATTTTAAGTCATACCTTGACAACCAGACTGTAAGAATAGGGGATGACACAAAGGAATATGATTGTTTTGTAAAATTAGTTAAAGTTAATAAAGAAATGAGGTTATGGTGATACAAGCATTAATAGGTCCAGCAACTAAGTTGCTAGGAAAATTTATAGAGGATAAAGATCAAAAAAACAAATTAGCACATGACTTGGCAACGCTTGCCTCTCGTCATGCTCAGGAGCTGGCGAAAGGTCAGATAGCCGCTAATACAGAACAGGCGAAGCACCCCAGCTTATTTGTAGCCGGAGCTCGCCCCGCCATAATGTGGATCTGTGCTCTAGGCCTACTAACTCAATTTTTTATCATGCCAATTGCTGAATGGGCGACAGCAATATGGATGCCTGAAATTAGTTTGCCAAAACTTCAAACGGGGGAACTTATGACCTTAACCCTTTCATTACTAGGACTTGGGGGAATGAGATCCTATGAAAAATCAAAAGGTGTAGCAAGGGAGAATATGAAAAAATGAGCTTATATAGAAACATACACGCAAAAAAGAAAAGAATTGCAGCTGGTAGTGGAGAGCGGATGCGAAAAAAAGGACAAAAGGGGGCACCGACTGCAAAAAACTTTAGGCAAGCAAAAAAAACTGTGAGAAAGACATAACGCAGGATTTATTTAGACATTTAAGAATACATACGAGTCATAAGATGAAAACAATATTGTGTGAAAGATGTAAAGTTGCGATGAGCAAAACAGAATTAGCTTATGTTTATCGTTGCCCTGTGTGTTTTACAGTTGTTGAGGAACCACCAAAAGATCAAACAATAGTTGAAGAAAAAGACTAAATCTGTTACTGTGTATAAGAAGATATAAGACAAAGTAGGAAGTTATAAGTTAATTATGTCAAAAAGTGAGATTTATCTTGCAGAAGCAGTTTTTCGTATTATAAATGAAAGAAAGAAACAAATTTCTGAGGCTTTGTTGTACGACAACGTAAAAAATATGGAGCAGTATCGACAGCTCATGGGTGAAAGAAAAGCTTTGGAGTATGTTGATGATGAACTAAAAAGTTTACTGGACCGTCAGGAGAAAGACGATGACTGATACAGCATTAGACAAAATGTATGTAGAGCCCCAAGAAAGGGTCTTAGACCCGAGTTTAGCAGATCAGAGCCTAATAGACCGGATGCCAAGTCCAACCGGCTGGAGGCTGCTTATTTTGCCTTACAGGGGCAAAGGAAAGACAGAGGGCGGTTTATACCTACCTGATAAGGTTGTAGAAGATAACCAAATATCAACCCAAGTTGGATTTGTTTTGAAGATGGGTCCTATGGCTTACAAAGACCCAGAAAAGTTTCCAAGTGGGCCCTGGTGTGCAGAAAAAGACTGGGTGATGTTTGCACGTTATGCAGGATCAAGGTTTAAAATAGACGGTGGTGAGGTGAGAATACTCAACGATGATGAGATTTTAGCCAAAATACAAGAACCTGAAGATATTTTACATTTTTAAGAGGAAGCTATGAATCAACCAAAAAAAGAAGAACAATTAGATTTAGAAATGGAAGAACAGCAAGAGGAGGCACAAGATGTTGAAATCCCTGTCCAAGACGAGGCACAAAATGCTGAAACTACAGTTGTACAAGAAGCTGAACCAGCTGAAGACCAGTTTGAAGAAGCTAAAAACAAAACTGAAAAGCGTATTAATAGGCTTACTAAAAAAATGCGGGATCACGAAAAAAACGCAGACGAGGCCCTCAAGTTCGCCCAGCAAAAGGAAAAAGAAAACCAAGAGCTAAGAGAACGTCTTAATAAAATGGATACCAGTTATTTAAGCGAATACACTGGTAGAGTAGATAGTCAGATGGCTCAAGCAGAAGCTACACTTAAATCAGCTATGGAGCTGGGTGATACAGAAGCTGCGGTCGCTGCTCAAAAGCAAATTAGTCAACTTGCGGTTCAAGCTGATAGAGCTAGTCAAGCCAAAGCCGCACAAGAGAAAAAAATAGAGCAGGCCAAAGCACAACCTCAGGCACAGCCTCAAGTTCAACAACCTGCGGCTCCACCGCCACCTGACCCAAAAGCTCAAGCGTGGGCCGAACGAAACGATTGGTTTGGTAACGACAGTGCGATGACCTATGCTGCTTTTGGAATTCACAAAGAATTAGTAGAACAAGATGGTATTGACCCAAAGACTGATGAATACTATACTGAATTAGACAAACGTATGGGGGAGGAGTTTCCTCATAAGTTTGCTAATAAGACGCAAAGCAAGAAACCCGTCCAGAACGTTGCTTCAGCGTCAAGATCAAGTTCTGGACGTAGTAGTGGGAAGAAGTCTGTCAAGCTTACAGCAAGACAGGTTGCGTTAGCAAAAAAACTAAATGTACCTCTTGAAGAGTACGCAAAATATGTGAAGGAGTAACTGATTATGGCAACACAAGACGAAATGTTTGAGAAACCTATTTCGAGGTCTCCTAGAACATCAAACACAAGAGAAAAGACAGCTGCAAGGAAACCGTGGGCTCCACCATCTATGTTGGAGGCACCTCCTGCACCTGACGGCTTTAAACATCGCTGGATAAGAGCAGAAACCAGAGGGTTCAACGATAGTAAGAACATCTCTGCAAAAATACGAGAAGGTTGGGAACTCGTAAGAAAAGATGAATATCCAGATTTTGAAGCACCCGTAGTGGAGTCAGGCAAGTATGAGGGCGTATTTGGAGTCGGTGGATTAATTTTAGCTCGTATTCCTGAAGAAACCGTAGCAGAAAGAACTGCATACTTTGCAGAAAGAAGTGCAGATCAAATGCAAGCAGTTGATCAGGACATGATGAGAGAAAATGCTCACTCTACTATGACTATTAGTAGACCAGACCGTCAATCTCGCGTAAGTTTCGGAGGGAAGAAATCTTAACTTTAATCTTAATGGAGACTTAAATGGCTAATAACTTAACAGGTGGCTATGGTCTACGTCCAATAGGTTTAACAGGTAATGCCGCTAACACTACTGGAGCGACTCAGTACGAAATTGCGTCAGATAATACAAATGCTATCTATCAAGGAGGCATTGTTATTCCTACTGCGGCGGGGGTTATAGACATCACCGACCAAGCGGTCAGCCCGTTAGGCGTTTTTTATGGTGTTGAATATGTCGACTCAGGCACAAAAAAGACAACATTTAAAAACTTCTGGCCGGGATCAAATAATGTCAGTGTTGATACAAACTTTCCTATTAAGGCGTTTGTATACGACAATCCTATGCAGCTTTTTACTGTAGTTGCAGATGGAACCAACACAAATAGAGCGACAGCTTTAGCGGATGTTTTTGCAAACGCGAGTATGGCAAGTGTAAATAGCGGTAGCACCAATACTGGTCAGTCTACTGATATGCTTGACATTTCGACTGCTGCAACAACAGGAACTTTAGATGTCAGAATAGTAGGGTTGTATGAAGATGAAGGTAATACAGATTACTCAGCAGTGGGTCATCAGTATATTGTACGTCTTCTAGGACACTTTAACTCAGGCTTTGCAGCTGCTGTTAACACAGCAGACAACGCAGGTATATAAGG